TGGAATCGATGACCAAGACCCTAATAGGGAAATGGCTCGAGTCGGCTCACACAGTGGTGAGCTGGCCACACTCGACTTGAGCGAGGCTTCCGATCGTGTTTCAAAGCGGCATGTAGATGAACTGTTAGGTCGCCACTCCAGTTTGCATGGAGCGGTTATGGCCTGCAGGTCGTCCAAGGCCGCGGTGCCTGATCAAGGAGTAATTCCCTTGGTCAAGTATGCGTCTATGGGTTCGGCTCTCTGTTTTCCGATTGAGGCCATGGTCTTCTTGACCGTGATCTTCGTCGGGATCCAGAAAGAGCTGAGAATGCCCCTTTCCCGCGAAGTCCTGATGAAGGAATTTCGCGGGCGGGTGCGTGTCTTTGGGGACGACATCATTGTCCCCAGAGAGTATGTGCTATCCGTCGTTCATGAGCTCGAAAACTTCGGTTTTCGAGTTAACATGCACAAGAGCTTCTGGACCGGTAGGTTCAGGGAGTCATGTGGTCGGGAATTCTTCGATGGTGAGGACGTTAGTATTGTCCGCATCAGAGAGGTTCTCCCGCGACGGCGGCAGGACGCGATCGGTGTGATATCAACCGTGTCTCTGCGCAACCAAGCCTATTGGGCTGGGTTGTGGCAGACCGCGCGTTGGCTGGACACCTACTTAAAGAACCTCCTTAGGGAGTTTCCTAATGTAGGACCAGACTCGCCGGTGTTGGGCAGGGAATCACTGCTGGGGTATGAATTCCAGCGACTTGACCCGAATACGCATGGCCCTCTTGTCAAGGGCTACTATATGCGTGCCAAGTCTCCTCTCGATCATCTTGAAGGAGAAGGTGCCCTACTCAAGTGTCTCATAGGCAACCCTGACGAGCTTCCTCTACATGAGGTTGACTCGCTAAGAGCCGCACTATTCGACGTCGCAAGCGTTGATGATGAGCACTTGGAACGTTCTGGACGTCCCGAGCACGTCAGCATCAAGCTCGGGTGGAGGCCGCCTTACTGAGGCGGTCTGGTCTACCTAGGTGGTGACCAGCGGGAGATGACAACGTCATCAAACCCTCCACGGGATCAGGTGTCAACCTGACCAGTG